CGGACACTTCAAAAGAAAGCTATCGCAATATTGAAAATCAGCTTGCAGAGGAAAAGAACAAAAATTTCAAGCTGACGAATAAAGTTCAGGAGCTTGAAAACCGTCCTATTGAGGTTGCCGTTGCAGAGCCGACAGATTATGAACGCAGACTTAGTGAAACAATCAAATCAATTGAAAAAGAAAACGAAAAACATAATGACAGGCTCGAGGCTGAATATCGTGAAAACGAAAAAATCGTCAGAAAACAGCTTGAGGATGAAAAACAGGAGGCTCTTCGCAAACAGAAAGAGGAGTATGAAGAAAGGCTGAAAAATGTTCAGACTGCCGACGGTTCATCAGATGACAAGGATGTCTTTAAGGCATACTTTTCAATTGCATATGACAGCTTTGTCCGTATGCTCGATTTTGCCAAGCAGTCACAGGACAAGGAATTTTTCAAAGGCAAGGTTGAACATTTAATCGAGGCACTTGCCACACAAAACATAAATCTTTAAGGGGGAGCAACAATGAAACTTTGAGCCTGATATTAAAACTATAATAGATATTTCAAATCTATTTAATGTTACGACAGACGAACTGCTGAAATGAGGTGAAAAGAAAATGGATAATAAATTAAAAATTCGTGAGGTATGCGGTGATTATGCGTTAGATATACTGTTCGAGGATATGAGTTTTAATACGATATATTTTCACTCTCAAAAAAATGCCGAAGCAGTCAAACGCATTATCTCAGATGACGGTAATCATACGATGTGTGTAACAAGAGATGCCAACAGTACAAAGGTGATTTGCCTTGACAGCTCGTGTCCGCATTGTAAAGAAGCTGTATTATCAACATACAATTACTGCCCCTACTGCGGTGCAAAACGGATATGAAGATAATAGATTTTGAGTTTGAAAAACTCTCTCGTCAAGAAAAAGAACTTGAAAAATTAAGAAAAAACAGTAATGTAAAAAAATTGCTTGTTGATTATCAAGTAAGTGATGACTGTATAAACTCAGATAGTTATGGAGCTGTATGTGTAAAATGTGGCAGATGTGGACGCACTTTTACAAAAGACGGATTTTTAAAGGAGAGTGAAAAAATGATGACTGAACCCAAAAAAACAGTTGCAGCGGAAATACAGGACAAGCCAACAGCACCGGCAGAAACATTATCAGAGCTTGACAAGCTCGTTGTTGCATTTATCGACGGCGCTCTTGATGTTAATGAAATCAATAAACTTGATATATTCAACAGATGGCTTGTTCTGTCAATGTCTGCCATATACAGTTGCACAAAGATAGGCTTGCTATCAGCCAAGTCTTGTGTCAAGGCCAAATATAAATTATTGCAAGAGTATCGCAGATTTAGAACTGACACATTTTTTGCCGAAAAAGAACATATCGAGTGGATTAAACGCACGAAAGAAACTTCTTGCAAATTAACGGAGTTGTCAAAGGCGATTGCTGAACACGATACTAATGTATTGCAAATTGCTTTGCAGATAATTGACCTGCTCACAAAGCACGATGTTTATAATAAACTTTTTATTCTGTCTGATACATCGGATACATACAAGGAAAAATGTTTAAAAACACTAACCGAAAATGATACAGCGTTTTTGGATGAGTTCGGCAACATACCATTTGTGGATTTGCTCTTTAAATTTTACAAGTCAACGGAAAAAACGAGAGCATCAGAAATTTTCAAAGAGCTGGATGCTGATAACATTAGAAAAATAGCTTGTCACGTGCCGGTTAAGTCGGATGATTGTCGAGGCATCGCCAAAAGCTACAAGGAATACTTCGGCATTTAAGGTAAGGCAATATTCTTGCCGTGTGCAAAATCTTAAAGGAAATTCAAATCAAGTTAATCTATATTCAAAAAGTAATCAAAGCGACGACTTCTTCTTTTGATTGTTTTAGTTGTTACAAAAATGCACCAAAAATCAAACACACAATTGCAGCGGCAAGGTTGCACAAAGCAGTAGTTCGGTGGTCAGACGGACTACTGCATATTTATATCATCTGACTTTTTAATGCGAAAATAGAACAATAGACAGTCACAAATAAAAGGGTTGAAATACCCTTTAACTATCCCGCTCAAGGAATTAATTAAGTGACCGTTTTAGTTTTTACATATATAATGGGAAGTTTAATATGTTTACATACAAAGCTGAAATTAAATCAGGCCCTTTGCTCGAGGTCAAATATTATAAATCATTTCGCAGACGGAATAAAAAAAATCTCGCTCGACAAATCAATCAATCAAAATCAAGTGAGAAGCAAACAAAAGCAAACCGTTTCAGAGGAGAACAACACACACAGAGGCTTATCCTCTGCAACTTCTCTGAGGGCGACTGGTTCGCAAGATTCTCCGCTCCGTTTGGTGAATTTACCGAAGATGAATTTGAGAGGGTTGTATCGAATTTCTTTAAGCGAGTGAAACGCAGGACAGATAAGAAACAAATCAAGTTTAAATACATCGGGTACTGCGAATGCGGCAAACTCGGAAAGAATTGGCATTTGCACATCGTAATTGAGGATTGTGCCAGAGAAATATTAACGGAATGTTGGCCGTGGAAAAACGGAATAAATTTCACTCCGCTCTACCATAGCGGCAACTATGCTGACCTTGCAAAATACATCCGCAAAGATGTCAGCGGAAAGAAAAGATTAAAAACATCAAGAAATCTAACGAAGCCCGAAGTCAAAGTCACCGAGGGCAAGAAAAGAGAATATCGAAAGCTTGAACGAGGTGAGGTTTTGCCTTGTCCCGAAGGATATTATTTTTACAAAGACGAAATGTGGATAAATGACTTCACGGGTGCGTCTTTTCATTTTACTTACTTGGCCAATAGCCATAAACACAAGAAAATCGGAGGTGCAAGGATATGAGAGATACAACAAGAGATTATACCGTTGCACAGTTTAGACTTTATGCCTCTCTTGGCTATCCAAACAAAGCACAAGTCGTTGCAGATAAGACAATGCACCGAGCACTACAACTTGACCTGCTTGCTGTGATAGACACGCTTGATGCTTTAACAAGCAGCGGCAAAGACTACATCCGTCAAGCTGTCAGCGCTGTTTATTTTGTTGCACCAACAGCGGCATTGCATAAAGGTGAGATAAATTTGAGGGTGACTAAGTTTGCAGTTAGCAACTATACCGACGAACGTACGGTGTTCCGCTGGCTCAAAGAGGCACGATTGCTCTGCGCTGATTACCGAGGCTTAAATATTGGCACTGGCAAAGATGTCAGTAGAGAAAGCAGTTGAGGGTTTATACTTAGAGTATGAAAGACTATGCAAAATCTTTTTACTTATCGCAATCTTGGAGAGCTTGCAGAGATGCTTATTTCCGTAAGCAAAACGGAGTGTGTGAGCGTTGTGGTAATGCAGGCGACATAGTTCACCACAAATGCTACATCAATCCTGACAACATCAACAATCCAAAGATAACTCTGAACTTCGACAATCTCGAATTGCTCTGTCAGGATTGCCACAACAAAGAACATATGTCAAATCGAAAAGAAAAAAAGAAAAATAAAATAAATAATACTCGCTACTCTGTTGATGACGAAGGAAACATACTACCCCCCCACCTCAAAAAATAAAATACCCCCTGAGAACCGAAGGGAGGGACTTAATTTTTCCTCTCTCGTGTGTGCGTGCGTGAAGGGGGGTGAAAGGAGTGATTTGGTGGAAAATAAAAAAACATCTGAGCTTTTAATTTCAGATAAAGCAGTTAAACAGGAAATGAACAGACTTAAAAAGATTTTTAAAAAGCATTATCGAGAAATTGACGAAAACGGAAAATCTCATAACAGCGACAAAGGAGAATTGATTGAAAGGCTGATTTCCGAGGCGGCTTTCATTCGTTGCGTACTCTTAGAAGCCCAAAGGCTCATCAAATCACAAGGCCTTGAAACCACAACGGTGAATGCCTCGCAGAAATTCCGCAAGGCAATTCCTGCCGTTACAATTTATTCTGACTATATGCGAACTTACACCTCTGTAATCAACACTTTAATTTCCTATATCCCCGAAAAATCAGAGAGAAAGCAGTCAAGACTTGAGGCGTTAATGCTTGGCAGTTAATTATATTCAAGAATATTACAATCGCATTTGTAGCGGAAAAATCGTAGCAGGAAAATGGATTAAAAAAGTTTACGCAATGGTTCTTGAAGGCATTGAAAAAGGCTTATGGTTTTACGATGAATCAAAAGCTGATAAGGCTGTAAAATTTATCGAGAATTTTGTGCATCACAGCAAAGGCCGACACGATTTGTTGCACCTTGAGTTGTGGCAGAAAGCTATTGTAAGTTGTCTTTTTGGCATAGTCGATAATCTTAACAACAGGCAGTTCCACGAAACTTTGATTGTAGTAGCTCGCAAGAACGGTAAGACATTATTTGCAGCGGCAATTGCTGAATATATGGCATATGCTGACCGTGAATACGGAGCTGAAATTTACTGTCTTGCCCCAAAATTGGCTCAAGCAGACCTTGTATATAATGCTTTTTATCAGTCGGTTAAACTCGATGAAGAATTATCATCAGAAGAAATGACGAAAAAAAGAAAGAACGATATCTATGTCATTCCGATGAACACGACGATTTCAAAAGTCGCATTCAACTGCAAAAAAGCTGACGGATTCAATCCACATCTTACAGTTTGTGATGAACTTGCCGCTTGGCCGGGACAAGCAGGTTTGAAACAGTATGAGGTAATGAAATCAGCTCTCGGCTCACGAAAACAACCGCTTATTTTATCAATAACTACAGCCGGATACATCAACGACGGAATTTATGATGAACTGTTCAAGCGCTCTACAAGATTTCTCAAAGGAAAACTTGGAGTAGGCGAAATGAGATTACTCCCGTTTCTGTATGTGATTGACGATATACAAAAATGGGATGACATCAACGAACTGAAAAAATCAAATCCCAATCTTGGAATATCGGTTTCGGAGAGTTATTACCTCGAAGAAATTGTTGTGGCAAAAAATTCAACCTCGAAAAAGGCTGAGTTTATGTGCAAATATTGCAATATCTTGCAAAACAGCTCTATTGCTTGGCTTGCATATGAAGATGTTGCACTTGCAGGCGGTGAATCTCTTAAGTTAGAAGATTTTCGTAAATGCTATGCTATTGCCGGTGTTGATTTGTCGAGAACAACTGACCTCACAGCGGCGACTGTTGTAATCTGCAAGAGTGGCCACTTCTACATTTTTACACAATTCTTTATGCCCGAGGACAGCTTCAAAAAAGCTTGTGAAAATGAGCCTGAAACAAAGTACGAAGTGCATAGAGCAAAAGGAAGAATTGTCATTAGTGGCCAGCATTTTGTCGATTATCACGATGTGTTTAATTGGTTTGTAATGCTTCGCAAAGAATACAAAATAATGCCGTTAATGATTGGCTACGATAGATACTCGGCGCAGTATTTAATTCAAGATTTGGACGCATCAGGTTTCAAGGTTGATGATGTCTTTCAAGGTACAAACCTTTCGCCAATTATGGATGAATTCGAGGGCTTGTTAAAAGAAGGCAAAATACATTTTGGCGACAATGAATTGTTAAAAAAACAGTTCCTTGATGTCGCTGTGAAAATTAACGATTCAGATGAACGAAAGAAACCGGTAAAAATTGAGAGCAGATTGCACATAGACGGACCTGTTAGTGTTTTTGATGCTTTTACGGTAAGAAGTAAGCATTATAAAACACTTGGCAAAATGTTAGAAAACAGAAAGGCGGGATAACTTGGGGATTTTTCAAAAACTTTTTAAACGCTCGGCTAAAGCATTCCTGAATTTTTCCCACAGTGAAAGCGGAAATAATTATAACAGCCGTAGCGAGATTATCAACAGCATTGCAGATAGAATTGCGACACAAGTGTCGAAACTGCAACCGCAGGTTATAAGAAATTCCGCAAGCGGAACAGTAATCAAGAATGACAGTCTTGCTCGTTTGCTGTCAACCCGACCTTGTAAAGAGCTGAATACTACAGATTGGCTTTATAAGATAGCCTATCAATCAGTTATAAGTGGTGACGGTTTTGCTATTATTTGCTATAACGATGATTTCTCGGAAATTGAGGCTATTCGTCCTGTAATCTGTACAAATTATCGCATTTTTGAAGATGAAGGTATATTATTTTTTCGGTTTATCTGGTCGTATGACAGCAAGGAATATACAGTTCCCTATGATTGCGTTATTCACTTGAAAGACCGTCCGGGTAAAAAACGATTCCTCGGAAGTGATCCTGATGATGATTTAGCTACATCGGTGGAAATGCTCGACACCACATATGACGGTATTAAGAACATTGTGAAAAATTCCGCTCATCTCAGAGGTTACTTGAAATTCAACAACTTCATTGATGAAGAAGATTTGAAAAACAAAATCAAAGAATGGAAAGAAGCTTATATGACCGCCGAGAATGAAGGTGGCATTGCAGGTCTTGGCTCGGAATTTGAATTCAAGGAATTAAATCAAACTCCAAAAAGTATTCCAACCACACAGCTTTCATTTTTCAAGACTAACATTTATGACTATTTCGGAGTATCTGAAAAAATCATTAGAGGCGAATATTCCGAAACTGAGTGGAATAACTTTTACGAATCGAAAATTGAACCCATAGCGATGAAGCTGTCACTTGAATTTACCTATAAGATATTCTCGGAGCGCGAAAGAGGGTTCGGAAATAAAATTGTTTTCGTTGCTAACAAATTACAGTATGCTACTACACAAACTAAGATGACCGTTATGCAAGCGTTGTTTGACCGTGGTTTTATTACTATCAATCAAGGTCTTGAGATGATGGATATGCCGAGCCTCGGCGAAGAAGGAGATATCAGAATGGTAAGCCTTAACTATGTTAAGACTGATGACCAGTCATTATATCAGACAGGAAAGGAGAACAATGATGCCCCAGATTAAAAATAACATTAACGAAATTTTTCACATTCGGAATGAAACTGAAACATCAGCGGATTTGTATTTTTACGGTGACATTGTGAGTGACCGTTGGAGCGCTTGGAGTGATGAGGACCAGTACCCGGAAGCCATTCAGCAGTTGCTCAAAGGTCAGGAAGGCAAAGACCTGAATATCTACATCAATTCAGGCGGTGGTGATGTTTTTGCCGGTATGGCAATCTATAACATCATTAAAAGACACACAGGCTTTAAAACCGTTTATGTTGACGGTCTTGCCGCATCGATTGCATCGGTTATTGCAATGGCAGGTGATAAATTGGTAATGCCCAAAAATGCGTTTCTGATGATACATAAACCGTGGTCTTTTGTTATCGGTAATGCAAACGATATGTTGAAAGAAATTGAATTGCTTAATGCCATTGAGCAGAGCATTGTCAATATATACGCAGAACATCTTGCTGATAATGTTGACACCGAAACAATCGCAAAAATGGTTGATGCAGAAACTTGGCTCACCGGTGAACAGGCGGCTGAATATTTCAGCGTAGATGTTGCAGCGGAAAAACAGATTGCTGCTTGCACGAATGCTCGATTTAAAAATCAGCCCAAAAATCTTGTAGTCGTGACTACTGAAAGAGAGAAAAATCTTTCGGCAAAGTCATCAAAAATAAAATCGCTGTGTATCAGCGGAATTTTGAAGGGAGAATGATTAGTAATGACTATCAAAGAACTTAAAAACAGACTTAAAGAAATTGCTGTTGAGGCAAAGGCCGCTGAAACAAGCGGTGATGACGCAAAGCTCGACAAATTGATTGAAGAAGCTAACACAATCAATGATAAAATTGAGCGTGCACAGAAGCTTGCTGAAATCACCAAAAAAGCTACAGCGGCAGAGGAAAATGAAGGTGAACAGCAGGAACCTACACCTGAAAACCTCGCAGAAAAAAGGGGCAAAAAGCTCAAGAACGGCGAAACAGTAAGAATGAACAAGACGATTGTAACGCCAAAAGCGGCAATCAGTACAACAACAATTGCTATGCCACATCACACAGCGGAAGATGTCAGAGATACATTCAATGATGTTTCAAGCCTTATCGATGCGGTTAAGATTGTTCCTCTCGACGGTGGCGAAAGCTATCAGAGAGGTTTTGTAAAGTCATATGGTGAAGGCGACTACACAACAGAAGGTTCAGACGCGGCAACAGCAGAACCGACGTTCGATTATGTTGATATCAATAAAACCTACATTACTGCATATGCGGAAGAGCCTAACGCAATTCGCAAACTTGCCCCGGCGGCTTATGATGCCGTAATCAGCAATTCTACATCAAGAGCCGTAAGAAAGAAGCTTTCAAAGCAGATTCTTGTAGGCTCAGGTGAAACCGGTTCAATTGTCGGCATTTTCAATGCACCTACAAAGGTAATTGATCCTACCACGGATATGGAGGTAACCGCAATCACAGGAACCACCCTTGACGACATCATTTACTCATACGGTGGCGAAGAAGATGTTGAAGGTTTTTGCGGCCTTATTCTTAACAAAGCCGACCTCAAGGCTTTTGCAAAGCTCCGTACAGATGACGGCAAGAAGGTTTACGATATTAAGAACAACGGTAATTCCGGTACAATTGACGGCGTTCCGTTCATCATCAACTCAGCTTGTAAAGCTGTTTCGGCACCCGGAACAACCAAGGGCGAGTATTGCATGGCATACGGTCCGTTCTTTAACTATGAACTTGCTGTTTTTTCTGACATGGATGTGTCAATCTCAACTGAGTACAAATTTAAATCAGGACAGATTGCACACAAGGCTGAAATGTATGTGGGCGGTAATACGGCAGCATACAACGGCTTTGTTCGTGTGAAGAAAGGCTGATGATTAAATGTCATCAACAGACGATTTATTGACAATGGCTAAACTCAGAGTTCGCAAAATTAGTTCAGATGCCCTCGATGAGGACATCCGACAGCACATTGACTTTGTTTTAGCCGACTTAGAACGCATAGGAGTGCATCCAAGCTGGCTCAAAAAACCTGACGCACTTATAAAAGAGGCGGTACTTGTTTACTGTAAGGCGAATTACGCAAAAACAGTTGATGATAAACTGACAAACAGTTATAACATCATCTTGTCGAAAATCAAAGGCAGACTGAAATATAACAAAGTGAGGGCAAACGATGAATAGTGAATGCATTGTTACCTTGGTTTCACTGAAATCGTGCGGAACGAACTATATCGGTGAACTTATTACCAAGGAAGTAAAAAGGCAGGTTTTCGCTGTTAAAAAGTCCGTGAATCAATCAGAATTTTTTCAGGCTGCAGCGGCAGGATTTAAACCCGACATTGTGCTTGACATAAGCGAGTTTGAGTATAACGGAGAAAACTTCTGCATTCTTGCAGGTCATCGGTACAAAATATACCGCACTTTTTCGGCGAAAGATACAGAACGAATGGAACTGTATTTAACGGCAGTAGTAGGTGAAACAAATGTCACTCCCGAAAGCAGTTAAAATTACCAAAAACGGCGTTGAGATAATCAGCAATGTTGACCGCATTCAGTACACGCTAAAAGAGCTTGAGAGAGCCGCTCTGCGTGATGTTGGGAAACTGGTATGTAAACGGACAAGGCAGAAAATAAAACGCAGGTCAGGACGATTGGCGAAAAATACGCAGTATTGGGTACGCTCAAAGCAAAAAATTCCTGACCTGCAGGTAGGATTTAAGCCGGGCGGATTTTACGGCTTGTATCAAGAAATCGGTACAAGCAAAGCTCCAAAAATCGGAGCATTGAGCGATGCCGCCGAAAGCAATATCAAGGACATCATAAAAATTGAACAACAGTACCTCAGTGCCGTAGGTACAGAAGAGGCAGAACGCAAATTGAACGAGGGGGAATACAGCGGTGAATAGCATTAAGAATTTTTTGAGTGCGGTTTTATCGCAGTATGCCCCTTCATTTTTTATGATTGGTGACGGGTTCCCGAGGCTTGTTTATGAGATTAAACAGCTTTACACCGATGAGCCGTACAAGAAATATCTTGTTACGCTTAATCTGTATGATAGGTTCACCACCGAGAAAATCGACAATATTGTGGATGAAATCTATTCGGATGTTGCGAGGGCAACCTATACACAAGGTGAACGGCATTACAAATTCTACAATAACAGCGACAGGCAGTATGTCGCTGAATCCGATAAAACAATAAACAGAATAATGACAACCCTTGAATTGAGGGTTTACGAAAGAGAGGATGATTAAAATGGCAACAGTTAAGCCGCGAAAAATTAAGCCGTACAGCGGATATAATGCCAAGACAGCTGACCATATGCTCCTTGATGCAGGTGCGTTTTTCGCAAATTACGACCCTGCTACGGACACATACGCAAGTGCAAAAAAGGCAGGTAAGTGTCTTGGTGTAACAATCAAAGGCGGTGAATTTTCCGCAAAGCCGACACTCAGACGCCTTGAATTTGACGGCGTAAAAACAAGAACTAAAGGCGACACAGTAGTTGACGGTTGGGAAGTTTACATCAAGGCAACACTTGCTGAGATGACTACCCAGAACTTCATTTATGGCCTTGGAATTGCCGACAAAGGCACAGACGAAAAGGTCGTAGGCTACGATGTAATCACGGGTAGAGATGTTATTCTTGACGGTGACTACATTAAGAATATCACTTGGGTAGGCTGTCTCCTCGGGGAGGATAAGCCGTGTATTATTCAGGTGTTCAACGGCTTCAATGAGAACGGTCTCACGCTTGCAATTGCAGATAAGGACAACGGTAAGGTAGAAGCTCAGTTCTATGGTAACCTTTCACCCGAAGTTTACAATTCAGAGGACGAAATCAAACCACCGTTTAAGATCTTCAGACCGACAGAAAAAACGGAAACAACGGAAACATCGGAGGCATAATTATGAGAAAATTAAGCATTAAAGACGCATTCACTCTTGCTCGCATTATCAAAAAAGCAGACATCAAAGAGGAAATTGCAGACTTCGCAAATCGCATTGCTGTCAAAAATAACAGCAAAGATGAAACAGTCAACACCGAAGCGGTCGGCCTTGAATTTGTGATTACGCTGTTGACTTCTTTGTCGAACAAAGAAACAGAACAGGAATTTTATTCATTGCTGGCCGACATCAGAGGCGACATTACTGCTGATGAGGTAAGTACATTAAGTATCCCCGAAGTCCTTGACAATGTAAAGGCAATCATCAGGGAGAATGACGTCAAGAGTTTTTTTACCTCGCTCTCAGCCTTGAAGTAAGAACATATGGAATGCTCGTGCAGTATTGTTGCGGAAATACTGCCATACTACAAAGGCTGTCTTTTTCAGAGGCTAATGAGATTATTCAAAATGCGATTAATGACCGTGAGGACGAAATGCTCTACAAAGCATATATGCTCACGATGACAGGCAGATTTACAGGTGTGTCATATATTGATTTTGTAAACAAGATTAAAAATCAAATGCAGACAGGTGCGGAAGAAACCGTAAATGTCGAAACTGTCGAAAGCACGATTGCAGATTATCTTGATAACTACAAATGGGAGGAGGTGTAGCTAATGGCCGTCGAAATATTTAAATTGTTCGGTTCTATATTCGTAAATAACGATGAAGCAAACAAATCCATTGCAGAGACCGAGAAAAAAAGTAAGGGCGTTGCTTCAACACTCGGTAGCGGAATCAAAACAGCAGCTAAATGGGGAACTGCACTTGTAGGTGGAGCGGCGGCAGGCGTAGGAGCATTGTCCTCTGTCGCAGAGAGCACCCGAGAATACCGAACGGAAATGGGAAAACTTGACACAGCTTTCACCACAAACAAATTTACAGCGGCAGATGCAAAACAGACTTACTCTGACTTGTATGCCGTAGTCGGTGACAGCGGACAAGCAACAGAAGCCGCAAACCACCTTTCTTTGCTTTGCAATTCTACCAAAGATTTGCAATCTTGGACAGAAATTTGTACAGGTGTTTACGGTCAGTTTGGTGATTCGCTCCCGATTGAAGGTTTGACCGAGGCGGCAAACGAAACAGCGAAAGTCGGGACTGTAACAGGTTCGCTGGCCGATGCACTTAACTGGATGGGCGTGTCAGAAGATGAATTTAATGAAAAACTTGCTAAATGCTCATCAGAACAAGAAAGACAGCAGTTAATTACATCCACCCTCACGAGTTTGTATTCGGATGCCTCTGCTCAGTACAAGGAAACAAACGGCGATGTAATGGAATCCAACAGAGCTCATCAGCAGTTGTCTGATACAATGGCGCAAATTGGTGCTGTCGCTGAACCTGTGCTTAATTCGCTTATCGGCTTAGGCGGTAAGCTACTGGAGCAGTTATCACCGATTATTGAAGGTGTGGCTGATAGCCTTGCGCCTGCGCTCATTAACATCTGCGAAGAGGTCGCCCCGGTAATCGTGTCAATGCTTGAACAGATTATGCCATTGATTGAGGAATTGCTCCCGTTTATAGCTCAGCTTATAGAGCAGTTGGCCCCTCTCATTGTACAGATTGTGGAGCAATTATTTCCGCCTTTACTGCAGATTATACAGGACTTGTTACCGTATTTCATGCAGATAATTCAGGCTATAATGCCATTATTCAGCACGCTTGTAGAACTCTTAACGCCAGTAATCGAGGTGTTCATTCAGCTTGCCGGCGTATTGCTCAATGGATTGTTGGCGGCACTCACTCCGATTATTGAGGATTTAGCTACATTCCTTAATGACCTGTTAACACCTCTTATTCCGATTATAAGCGAATTATGTAACACGATTGTCGGCACTTTACAGCCTGTTTTTGAACAGCTATCGCCTGTTATATCACTGGTTTTTGACGCTCTTCGCCCGGTTCTTGACCTACTCGGTGAAATGCTTGAAACACTTATTCCTGCACTTGTTCCGGTGATTGAATGGTTGGCGCAAATCTTTTCGGAGGTTTTAGGCGGTGCAATTAAAGGAGTCAAAAAAATTCTTGAACCGCTTTCGGGGATTTTTAATGGAATTGTAGATTTCATAAAAGGTGTGTTCTCAGGCAATTGGGAACAAGCGTGGAACGGTGTTGTTAACATCTTCAAAAACGTATTTAACCTTTTACCTACATTCGTTGAGAATGTAATCAACGGCATTATTTGGATTATTAACAAGCTCTTGGAAGGCGTAAACTGGGCAACATCAATGATTGGCTGGGAAATAGATCCGATTCCGGAAGTAACCTTACCTCGTTTCCGTGCCGGTATTGATTATGTTCCACACGATAAGTTCGCCGCATATCTTGATGCTGGCGAGGCAGTCCTCACAGCCCAAGAGGCAGAGGAGTATCGTCAATCAAAGCGTGAGGGGAAAGACTCGGTATTTGAAAACGATTCAACCAATATAGTCAACAATATCAGTATTAACATTCCTTCTGTTGCGATTAATAACGATATGGACATTGACAGCTTGGTTGATGATATCAGCAACAGGCTTGCCGATGAAATAACAAGGAGGCAGAGAGCATATGCATAACTTTTATTTTGCAGACAAATGGCTGTCTTATTTTTGTGGCAGATTCGTACAAGCTCCACAGCACGAAATTTCCAAAAGGGATATTTCAGCAATTGAAATCCCATACAAGGACGGCGACATTCTCCTTGATAATGGCAGGTGGAAGAATGTGGAGTTTGAAAGAGAAATTTGTTTTCTGCCGTATTTGTCTGAGATGTCCGCACATCATCTTGCTAAGGCTGTTACTGAATGGCTGACCTTAAATCGGGGATATCAGAAGTACAAAGACACTTATAATCCCGGTTATTTTACTAAGGCTTACATATCAAATATTGATAGCATTGTACGAGAGTTGCCCTCGTTGCTTACAACCAAAATCAAATTCAATCGTGTTCCTTGGTGGTACTCAGAGATTGGTGCTAAACCTATTGAATTAGAGGTTAATAAGGCGGTGAATTTGCGTAATCCCGAAAAATACGCAAGTTTACCAACTGTCAAGATTACCAATACAAATACAAGCAGTGGCAGTAACGCTAAGGCTAATTTAACTATTAACGGAACAAAATATACATTGTCTTGCGTTGCGGGCTATGACTACGCTCTACTCGACGGCGAATCAATGCAGAATAGAGCGTATAAGTCTGACGGTACATCGAAATTCATCAACGATGCATTACCACCCGAATTTTTTGTCGGAAACAATCAGGTTACGGTTACAGCTGTTAGCAATGCCGAGGTTAGCATTACCCCGAATTGGAGGTGTTTGTAAATGTTTTATCCCTTGCTATACGAATTGAAAAACACAACCCATATTTTGAATCAAAATGCAATGTTTAAAATCGGTATGATGACCGAGATTATAAGCGGAAAAGTTACCGAAGAACGCAACGGCAACTATTTGCTTGAAATTGAGCTTTTGGTGACAGATGACTGCGCCGATTTGCTTGATACACAACTCTTTGTCAAAGCAAAACCAAATCCGACAGACGAACCGCAATTTTTTGAAATCTATAATTTGCAGTACAAAGATAAAAAATCCGTTGTAATCAAAGCAAAGCATATCAAGCATAATTTGTATAACAATTTTTTGGTTGAAGTACAAAATCAGACAGACATAATGTGCACACCTGCGGAATGGTGGTATCGCCTTTGCACGGGACATGAGGAGGGCTTGCAAACGCAAATGACCTTGTGGGCACACTACTTTAAATTTACATCTGATATCACCACAAAATCCTCTATGACACTCGGTTTTGTTACTCCGTGTACTCTCGGAGATTTTATGGGCGGAGCTGACGGCTCACTTGTTGATGTTTTCGGAGGCGAGTATAAATATAACAATTTCAATGTGTCTCTTTTAAAAAGCCGTGGAACAACTACTAAATACCATTTAAAGTGGGGGAAAAATCTGAGCAGTTTAACGCAAACGCTTGATTCGGACGATATTTGCTCGCACGTGGCGGCATATGCGACTTGCTATGATACCTATGCAAAGCGCAATGTTGTGCTTTGCTCACAGCCACAGGAACTTAAAAGCCACAAATCAAAGTTAATTAAGGTTAAAGCTGTTGATGTAACAGACGGTGGCTCGGTTGATATTGGTGATGCGACGGGCTACTGGAATTTTAATGCTCAGACAGGTGAAAACAAAGACCTTTTGATTCAGAAACTTAACATACAGGCTCAGGTGTTAAGAGGTCAGCTCGCAAGCACTAATGGAGCACCTACGCTCAATGTCAAGGTTGATTATCCCACAACTCTTGATGAGATGCTTGGACTACATTTATGTGATAGTGTTTATGTTGATACTGAAAACGATAGCTTGCAAGCAAAAATAATTAAAACAGACTATGATTTCGTGCTCGAACGGTGGAACAGTCTCGAACTTGGCACACCAAAATCAAAATTATCCGATTATATAGTAAAATGAGGTGAAATAATTGAATATTAACCATACGAAAATGACGCTTGAAATTAATAGTTGCAAAAACTACGAAATTTTAGAAGTCAGACAGGGCGACAAAGGCTCACGTATTATTGATTTTGCGTTCACCGTCAACGGTGAAACTGTTAACCTTGCCTCTACAATGTCGGCAAAAGTCAATGCTACGGTTGACGATGTAATCGTTGCGGACAGCGTTGCCGCTGTCGTTGACACAGAAAATAATGTAGTCACAGTTACGCTTACAGACACAATGCTTGCTTTGTCGGGAATTTGCAAAATGGACATTGTGCTTATGGAAGGCGACGAAATTATAACTGCTGAAACCGTTTGTTTGCGTGTAGGAAAAAGCGTAATCAACGATGATAGCAAAGCTTTTCCGGGCGCCAGCTCTATTGCGGAAATCACAAAAGAAGTCGAGAATGCAAGAGGCAGTCAGAGTTCGCTCGGAGCAAGGCTTGATACGGCCGACGCAAATCTTACGAAGAAAGCAGATAAGGCTACAACACTCGCAGGGTACGGGATTACGAACGCATATACGAAGGAAAAAACAGACCAAAAACTTGCCCAAAAGCTCAATTCAATGCCGTTTGACAGTGAGCCTACGCTCAACAGCCCGTGTTATCTCACAAGCGGTACGGTTTACAATTCTCTTCTTACAAAAGCCGATAAGACTGAAACCGATAATTCGCTCGGCGAAAAAGCAGATAAGGTAGATGTTGATACCTCACTAGCAAACAAAGCTAACCTTGTTAACAGCTTGAATATTTTCGATTTCAATGCTTGGGCGAAAGGATTACAGAGTCTTACTAATCCAGTTTACAGAGGTACTCTCGACAAAGTGGATTATACCGAAAAATCATTTGCTTTAACAGCCACTGAACCCAGGGCATACACAAACGGATGGATTTCATCAACCTACCCGCAATCTATGAGAATAGCAGTTAAGCCTAATACAAAATATTTATTCTCGTGGCTTCCTTCCTCTACCAATTGTGGAGCGTATGTTTTTCTGAATGGAGTTAATTCAGATACTACTCGCTTTGAACTTAGAAAGGGCTTTGGTTCATTTACAACAGCAGAGGATACCGCTTATATTATGATTCGGTTTGATTATGACGGAACAGGATTCTTCAAAGTGTCCGAAATTATGATTACCGAACAAGAATCAATCTATTTGCCAAATAAAGTTGCAGAGGGCGTCCCAGAGGTTGCAGACGAAGTTTTGGCATTTGAAAAGACAACCCAAACTTCACTTGACGGTAAATACGATTCATCAAATATCGAAAGCGGAACATCAACGCTTACGCCGTACTCAACCATTGCGGATAAAATCAAAAGTGCAAGCTGTACATATAAGACGATTGGTGATGTTGTAATTGTCAGTGCAACCGTCAAAATGAATGCTGTTACAATTGGAGCAAACAGTTCATATCCGTTGATTGATTTACCGTACAAGTGCATTACTGTGGATGATGTTTTTTGTGTCGGTATTTCAAAACTTGGCAAGCTCTTTAAATTTGCCATTCTGAAAAATAACACTTGGCTACAGTTTTCGACTCAGGATAAGACCGCATATACATTCGCAGACGGCGAGCAAATTAATGTGATTTGCTTGTACAAAATTAAATAACGGAGGTATGAAAAATGGAACTTAAAGAAAAAATCACACTCGATATGCTCACGAAGGACAGCGTGTCGGTACTCAGACAGCAGTTTTTGACCTTTAACGGTGAAGAAATGCAAGTCGGCGGAAACATCCGAAATGCATACATGAACAGCAAATCGGGCAGAGAACAGCTCAAAACGGTGCTGTCGGATGAATACTATAACGCTGTCATGGCGGTGTGGGGCGACACTCCAACCGTTGATGAGCCGATGATAGAAGAAAGCGAGGTGTAAGCAATGAAAGAAAACATTTTACAGGCATTATTTGCCACGGTATGCGGTGCTATTGTCGCATATCTTAACATCTTGCTTGTGCCGTTTGCGGTGATGATTGCGGTAATGATTATCGACTACATCACAGGAATGGCACAGGCATACATCAGCCACACGCTTAACAGCCGTGTCGGTGTAACAGGCATTATCAAAAAGGTAGGCTATATCGTAGCTGTAGCGGTCGGTATTGTTGCCGACTATCTCATCAGCTCGGCACTTGTCAACTGCGGAATCGACCTGCGGATTAACTACTGCATCGGCATGATTGTTACGATTTGGTTTATCATCAACGAGTTGATTTCAATTTTAGAAAACCTCTCGGAAATCGGTATTCCATTGCCAAAATTTTTGGTATCAATCGTTAAAAGGCTAAAGACAACAGTCGAAGTAAAAACAGATGAAAGCGAGGAATAATTATGTCAAAAATTAATGATTATAACGAAGAATTCGATAAGTTGAGAAAAAACAGGATTGAAATGGCACATTATAAATACGGACCCGCTAAAATAAATTTTGGTGATGGTCTGGTAAATGCTATGGAAACCATGAATAATTGTGTTGCAAAGTATAAAGAAACTGGTAACACAGAATATTTACTTGACGCCGCAAATTATTTAATGTTTGAATTTACATATCCAAAACATCCTAATGCTCACTTTAAAGCTACTGATTCTTGCGGATCTGCCGGTACCGTTGGACAGCCTTATAACCAAATGATGAATGAAATGTCAGACACTTTATATCACGTAAAAGAAGTGTATAAAGATGATTGATGGAATCATGCAGGGTAAGCACATGAAAAAAATATTCGAGATAAAAGGTATATTTTCTATATATGTCCTTGTAAAACAGCTTTACGAAAGAGGGGAATAACAATGAAAGTTACTGCTATTGATGTCAGCTACTGTCAGACAGGGGTTGACTACAACAAAGTCAAGAACAGCGGAATTGACGCCGTGATTATCCGTGCAGGATTCGGTAAGGAAACCTATCAGAAAGACTCTGAATTTGAAACGCATTACAGAAACGCTAAGAAAGCAGGTCTTGCAGTCGGTGTATATTGGTATTCTTACGCTTATTCTGTTGCAGAAGCAAAGCAGGAGGCTAAGGTATGCCTTGCGTGCATTAAGGGTAAAACACTTGAATTACCTGTATATTATGACCTCGAGGAGAGCGGTCAGACAAGGCTCGGTATGTCTGCTCTGACAAACATTGCAATTGCTTTTTGCGATGCTATCAAATCGGGTGGTTACCGTGCAGGTGTGTACAGTAATCTTAACTGGCTCAACAATCACCTTGATTATGAAAAGCTCAGAAGTAAGTACAGTATTTGGCTTGCACAATGGTCATCCAACCCATCCAAGTCTTGCGATATATGGCAGAACGCCGATAACGGCAGAATCAGCGGTATCAGCGGTAATGTTGACACCGATGTCATCATTAATAAAAACATTATCAAATCAAAATCAGAGGTGAAGGAAGAAATGATTAAATACGGCTCACATAATACAGCAACACTTGCATTCAAGAAGCAGTTGATTACACTCTACAATATGAAAATTATCAAAACGAAAGTTGACAATTCAAACGGTTTTGGTGACGGTACGCTAAAGGCGGTCAAAGAGGCACAGAAAGCAGGTAATATCACAGCTAATGGTGTTGTTGATGAAAAGACAGTCAATGTTATCTATCATCTCATAAATGATTGCAATTGGGCTAAAGATAAGAAGATTGCAAATGCAAAAAAAGCACTCGGCTGATGTTAAATATTTCGCACCGTTGCAAATTTTATGTGGCGGTGCGGATGCCATAAATAAAGAAATGGGGTGACGAAAACGGTAAATTTATATCAAGGCAATTGTCTTGAAGTGCTGAAAACTTTGCCCGATAACAGCGTTGACCTGTTACTGACAGATCCGCCTTATGTGTTAAACACAAAGGGGAGTGGAACTGTAAACAAGAAAATGAAATTAAGTGAATCTTTAGCGGATGTCGAGAAAGCAAAAATAATTAATGGATACGACATCGAACTTTTCGGACAGGAATTTTTGCGAGTTATGAAAGAAATCAATGCTTATTTTTGGTGCAATAAAGCACAAATATATGATTATTTAAAATTTTATGTCGGGCAACTTAAATGCAAATTTGATATTATTTGTTGGCACAAAACGAACGCTTTGCCCACCTATTCAAATAAATATTTAAGCGACACTGAATATTTACTTTATTTCAGAAAAGGAAAAGGTAAGTGCTTTCCCCACAGCTACGAGGATGCAAAAACATATTATTTAAGTACTTTAAACCTAAAGGACAAAAAAATGTGGAAACATCCAACCATTAAACCTCTTAACATTACTGAAAAAATAATCCGAAACAGTTCAAAAGAAAATAACACTGTTTTAGATCCGTTTATGGGAAGCGGTACAGCAGGTGTTGCCTGCATAAATACAAACCGTGATTTTATCGGCATTGAACTTGACAAAAAGTATTACAAAATCGCCGAAGAAAGAATAAATTCAGCAACTAAATAAATAAACTACATAACAAAAATGACAAACACATAATTGCAAAAATATTCCCCTCACACTGTCATTGAAGATAGGTGAGGGGAGTTTTCACTTGATTTATTATCACATATATTATATAATTGTAAATAATAAAAAATTTGTAAAATGAGGAATAATTATGGGCGGAATTGATGATTTGAAAGATATTAAACTAGGAGATATAGATTTAGGTAATGTTGATGGAGAAAAGGAATCTGCAAACGAAAATTTTCAAAATTATTTTTATGATAGGCACTGTGATTATTCTCTTTTGAAAAATAATGATGATAAATTTATAGTAAAAGGGAAAAAAGGTTCAGGGAAAACCTACTTGGTAAAATATTTAGAAAATCAAGCAAAAAAAGAAGGAAAATTTGCAAAAACAATAAAATGCAATCAGATTAACTTAAATTCATTAGTTGAGGTAGGTAAAACAACTTCCGGAAATGAGCCTGAATCTTTTTACACATATATAATACTTATTGAAATAGCAAGACTGATATTTGAAATATCTGCTAAAGATTTATTTTGTAAAAATCCATTAAAAGCAATTCTTTTTATGTTAGCAAGGAGAAAACTTATTAAGTTCTATAAGGAAAGATACCCAGATGGAAATTATTCTTTTAACGCAATAAAATCAAAACATTCTGAAACAGAACGTTTTGATGTGGAATCGTCTTCCAAGGGTTTTATAGGAAAACGCATTTTTGAAAATAAAAATGAAAATGAAAAAGAATATAAGAAGAAAAATGCCTATGAGGTGGTATCTGAATTAGAAAAAATGATTTACAAATGTTTAAAATATACATCAATTATTTTGATTAGTGATGACTTAGACGAACAGAAAAAAGATGACTTGTCCAGCGAAAATTTTAAACAATTTTTAATCAATTATCTAAATTCTATAAATAGCCTTAACGAAAAACTAAGAAAATATAAATCAAAACTTATTGTAGTTATAAGAGACGATTTATTAGATACGCTAAATGTATATTCTTCTAATATAAATAAGTTAATTACTGATTCTTCAATACACATAGATTGGTGTGAAAAAACACGGCATAATCAGTGGGATTATGATATTTCAAAAATGATTTTAAATAAAATTAGAGTTTCTGCAAAAATCGATGAAAGTATTTCAGATAAGGATATTTATATGAAATTCTTCTCAAATAAAATTGAAAATTTATACCATATGGATTATCTTATAAGCAGAAGTTTAGGTAGACCTAGGGATATAATAGCTTTTTTGAATATTATCAAGGAACAAAACCCTGATGCTTTAGCGTTTCGGTCCTCATTTTACCGTGACGCAATGGCTCATTATTCACAGTATTTTATAGGAGAATTTAAAAACGAATTAAAAATATACTATGAACCTGCTATTATTGAACAGATATTTGATTTGATATCTGATTTTAATAAATCACAGTTTATGTATAATGAAATTAACAATTACTACCAAATAAACAAAGGACAGTATGATAAAATACCTGATCTAAAGAAGGTCATTACTTCCTTATATAAAATTGGTTTGTTAGGTAACATAACTGATGGTGCGGTATCTTTTGGTTATAGATTCGATGGTAAAAATAAACCTAATTTTTTATCTAATTTTATTGTACATTATGGAGCAATAAAATCTTTAATTGTAAAGAAAAATAAAAGAGGAGCAAAACGATAATGCTTTGCTCCTTAGTTTAGAGTATTAAACTCACGGACTATTTAGCCCAATCGATTTAGAAAATTAATTTCACAGAGGATATCCTCTATACTTAGTATATCCATTAGTGTAAGGTTTGTCAACAATTTTAAAAGAAATTTTACTTGTAGATTGATTTTAATTTTAATAATTGTGATTGTTTTACTGTCACTTGCTGTGTTTCTTTGATTTGCTCCCCTCATCCGCCGTAAAAAGTGGATGAGGGGAGTTTGTTATTTGCTATTGTTTTCTTCTGCGATTCTTTCAAGCTCACGGATACAGTTTACAAATTAAAGGTGAGGTGAATATCACAACTTTTTCTGCCTTGCATTTGCCTAACATTTTTAACCGTTTTTCTTGTATTTTAGCATATTTTAGCAGATAAAAGGCAAAAAAATAACCGCACTAAAAAGCTTAAAAATGGCTTTCTAATGCGGTTTTTTCTATGGTCGAGGTGACAGGACTTGAACCTGCGGCATCTTGGTCCCAAACCAAGCACTCTACCAAACTGAGCTACACCTCGAAATGTTGTTTAATAACAACAGCTTGATTATTATATACCATATTTTCGGATTTGTCAACATAATTTTCGTTTTTTATTCAAAATTAATTCAAATATTTTGAAAATCACCATAAAACAGACCGAAAATGTGGTGCAAAACAGCCGTCCCTACATAAGAAACGGCTGTTGGGTGCAGGTAACTTGCAAGGGGCATTGGAATGCGGAAAATGGGGGATTTTGTTAGCTATATGTAAGCTACGGAACATAATTATGAACAATTCAAGATAATATAAGACTATATTTTGTTGATTGCATTCACTAATTCTTTTGGGTTAATGTGGGTGTAAACCTTTTCGGTCAAGTCCATTTTCGACTTGTGACCGACTATTTTTTTGATGATTGTGTGGTTCACATTTGCCGATACAAGCATTGAAATGCAGGTATGTCTTGTTTCGTGTATGGTGTGGTCTAAACCTAAATCGTTTTGCAGAGGTGTCCAGTAGTTGCGTTTAAAGTTATCGTATTTCAGCGGCTTGCCATTGGTATTATTCAGAACATATCCACATTGAGAATCGCTGATGAATTTCTGCCAAAACGGCAGTACTTTGTCTGCTATAGGCACGGTTCGTACACCTGAATCGGTCTTTGAACTTTCAACAAAGAAAGTTTGTTCGTCAAGGTTTACATTTGAAATTTTCAGATTGAGAAGTTCAGACACACGCACTCCCGAATAAATCAGCATAAGCACTATTTTTACCGAATCAAGATTTGAATATTCCCACAAAAGATTTATTTCGCTTTCCGAAAACTCCCTGCGTGCTCGTTTTGTTTCATCTGACTTTGCATTGATTTTCAATTTTTCTGCAAGATTGTTATGGAGCATATCGTGAAATATGCAGTATTCGTAGATTTTGTTCAACAGAATTTTAATTCGCCTAACCGATTGATAACCGTTGTTGCAGTTGTCGAGAACTCGTTGCATATCAATGATTTTTATATCGGACATCTTGCGATTGTATAACATTGAGCATTGTTTGTATGCCGCATTATACTGTCTTTTGGTGTTCGGATTTGTGTCTTCGGTGATGAACTCCTTGTACCAAAGTTCATGAATTTCTGAAAAAGTGCGTCTTGCCGAATCAACATCAAACGGGTTTTGATTGTAATCAGCAAGAGCGTTCAGAGCTTTCGGCTTGTTGGGAAAGTAGCCTATAACTCTGCGTTCCTGATTGCGTGTTTCTTTGTTGTATCCTATTGTCACGCAGGCAACCCACGGATTGCGCCTGTTTCCGCTCAGCTTATAAACAGAGCCGTAGCCGTTAGGCAGTTTCATTTTATACACTCCTTTTGCTTAAAAAAGGGTGCAAAAATCCCTTGTGCTTTAAATTACTTGAAAAACACAAGGGATTGTGATACAATTATCTTGCGTTTTAATCGTATCATCTGCACCCTGTGTAGGTGATTCCGCTCTGTTCGAGTTCCGGTCGAGCAGGGCGGATTTTTATTGCTTTATCAACTCATCAACTGTGACATTGAATATTTCTGATAATTTAATCAAAGTTTCAATTGACGGTTGCATTTTACCTTTTTCATAATTAGAAATCGTTGTGCGGCTAAGGCATAATACCTTGCCCAAATATTCTTGAGTGAATTCTTTATTGGTTCTGAGCCTTTTTAAATTATCACCAAAAGCCATTGTTTACACTCCTTTTTCGTGCTTTTTATTTGAATTGTATATACAAACGGCTGAAAATCATTATAATAAGAATAGGGGGTGAGTTTTATGAAAAAACTAACAAGAAAAATTTATGGTATGCTTTCTTATGTTTTCTTTGTTTTAGCTGTTTTTTCTCTGTTTCTCAATGCTGTATCCCTTGTGACGAACTTCTTTATTAAAGACTTTACAGTTGCTTTGTGGGAAGTTGCGTTTCTCCCAGTCATTATAATTTTTGCAATCAGGCATTATCATCCAATATATCCTGATTGTCTTGCATAAGACTATTTAAATCTACTATGTTATTGTTGATGAGACGAACATCAAGTTTTTGGATAGCTTCCAAAACTTTTTGTTCGTTTTCTTCTGCCATTTTTAATTTATTCAATTCTGCATTTAATCTTTTCTCTTTGATTTCTTCTTCTAACATTTGGTTTGTCAATTGTTTATCTTTAAGTTCCTCTTTTGTTTTTTCATTTTTACGCTTTAATTCATATGTTTTGCGATTTTGTCTTCTGTCAACTATTTTTTTGATAAAATTTATTATTCCGAGTGTTTTTATTTCACAGTTTTTGATTTTTAAAGAACCACCAAATAAAATTACATAAGTAGCAACAATTGGAATAACATAATCTTTAAGTATATTTAGTCCATCTAAAATTATCTGAAAAGAAATATCACCCGGTGAATTAAGAGCAGTTCGTACATTCATTTGAGCAGTTTCGTTATACAGCATTTCAGTCACAAAGGTTGAAAATCGATTGAAACTTACTGCGTCAATGCCTTCCTTGTTTTCAATTTTGAATGTTAAAGACAATGTATTCTTAAATATGTAGCACCCATAACAAGCATTTAAAATGAGTTCTGCATATTCGTTTAAAGAACTAAGGCTGTGGTGATTTCCGAAAATAGCTTTTGCAAGGTATGGATTGATACTATGCAAATCAACTACATCAATTATTTCTATTTTTCTTCTTTTTATATAAGGACATGAAACCAGTGAAGTTTTGTGGAAATTTTCTTCGATTTGTGTATGGACTTCAAGTTCTTTAGTTGATGTGAATTCCTCGTTTTTATTTTCGTAATATTCACCTATTTTAGCAAAAGCCACGGAGTAATTACCTACTATTACAATAATATCATCCTTTTTTAATTCGCAGACAAACCTGCGACATTTATTCAGAGATGTAGTAGGGTTCTTTTCGGGATATTTGGATTTTAATTCTTCTTTTAAATCTGGAAATTTAGAACTGTCCTTTAAATGTTCTTGCAAAACTATATTCCAGCCTATGGCTATGTAACTGTCTTTTACAAATTCATCAAAAAATGCACCTTTTTTGGTTCTTAGCATCCAGTAATTTGTATCAGCCTTAATTTCGGGAATGTTTATATATTTTTCTAATTCGTTCATATCAAAACCTCTTAAAATTATATATTTATATTGACAAGAAATGTAATAAAATGTAGAATAATTAAGAGGAGTGCAGACTTCTCGCATACCTTTTTGTGACCGCTCATAGTGCCAGCTGTGAGCGGTCTTTTTTTATTATCACATCAATAAATTATCTCTGTAAAATTCCATTGCTTCAATCATAAATTTATTTGTGACATTAAAATATTCGGCAAGTTCCCACGGCTCTGTTATACCGTTGTGAACCGCTTCTTTCAGCTCGTCCAAAGGGATGAGCTTTTTTATTGTGTGTTTCTTTACTTTTTGTTCCATTTTCCCTTTTACGGTTAATGGAGTTGTGAATAAATAAAAAGCACCTAAATCTATGTGAACTTCTTCGTGAGCAAGCAAAACCGTTTCCTCAGTTGTGGTTTCAATTTTGCTTTTGTCAAGAACTACAATTCCATTTTCATAAGGAAAAGAAAATGCTTTTGCTTTGTCAGTTTTGAAATATTCAACAGTTATCCCTTTTTGTTCACATTCAAAATAAATATCCTCTAAAGTCATTCAATCATTTCCTTTTTGAGATTTCTTAAATTTGATATAGCTAAGTATATCGTTTTTAAAATCTTCGCTTTCTCCTTCCATTTCTTGATAAGCAGCATACGAAAGTTCATCAAAATTTGTTTTCGGAAGAGGGGAAGAAACCTTTCTTGCAACATCTTCAACTAACTTTTCAATCTGCTCATGCTGTTTCTTTTCTTCTTCGATTTCCTGCTCAGTCATAAGCCTTTCAACAGGAACACCGAGATAATTGGCTATTTTAAGGCGAGTTTGGTATTTAGGTAAAACACCGTTCTTCCAATTGCGTATAGAACCTTTACTCAAACCAACTGCAACCAAAACCGCAGTAACCGTTGTACCGTTCTCTTTACATATTGAATCCAATAAATCAAAGAACACAAAAATGCACCTCTACTTTTGTGCACTTTTCACGAAGTTCACATAAATGCACTTAAATTTCAAAAATGCACTTGCAAAGTACACTTTTATGCACTATAATAAACTTGTCAAGACGATGTGGGGACATTAACTTGACGAAAAAAGGTGTGTGAATGTGCACCAACTTTGTAATCTAATTTTTTTAACTGATTAAATTATAAAGGCATAGTGCACATTTGTCAACCTAAATTATCAATAAAAAAGGAGGTAATAAATTGTGGATTTTTACAAAATTGTGTCAGATATATGCGATAAAAGAAATATAACACTTTGTTCGTTACTCTCTCAATTAGAAATGAGCAAAGCTAATATCCGAAACTGGCGTAATGGCGTTATTCCTAAAATTTCAGTAAGACAGAAAATTGCTGAAATTACAGATACACCGGTTGAAAACTTACTGACGAATGAAGAAAAGTCAGTTGTCAACGAAATTCTTAAAAAGAACAGTAGGTAATATCTCACCCACACAATCAATAATACCACAATCACAGTCCCATTAAACGGACTTTGCTGAAAAGAGGTGAAGAAATGAAAAAGGAAGATAGAGATAAGGTTATAAATGCTTTATCAGAATTTGTCGTAAGGGTAGCAAAAGGAGAAGCGACCTCTATAGCAGAAGTTGCTGTTCTGCCTGAGGTCGCCAAGGTTTTGTTAGTCTTTGAGAGCTGAGTTTTGAAGTGTTTCATTTATGCCTTTAAAAAGTTCTGTATAGAATTTAGCCATATGTTTACCACTTACCTCGCAAGGAGATACATCAGAACTGTTAGCCTTTGCGACTGCAATTTCTTTGGCATACAATGCCGCAATTTTTGCAATTGAGTCTTCTCTCATAATTACACCTCACTTTCATTATATAGTGTAATGAATTGCTGTTCATCACTACATATAGTATATCATAGAAAGCTGGTGAAATCAATGCACATCAATGAATTTGCTGAAATATTGCTCAAAAGCAGGAAACAGAAAGGTCTTTCACAAAGCGAGCTTGCTAAGGAATCAGGCTTTACTAAAAGAGCTATTCAGTATTGGGAAAAAGGCAAAAAGAGCATTTCTCTTGAAAATGCCGACAGGCTCTTAACGGCTTTAGGTGTAGAAATCAAGATAGGTAAAACAGAAAGCAGGTGATAACAATGCAGATAACAGGCACACCCGATGAAATCGCAGAATTTATGAATCTGCTGAAAAGCGATTACAGAGGTGACTGCACAATTGAAAAAGATGTTAATCGAAATAAAGTAGGGAGGTGTACATATGGACACAGTTCAGATGAACAAAAAAATCAAAGAAATTATGGATAGCAGTGATGTCTATCTGCTTTCTGAGGACGCCGCAAAGGCTATTGGAGTTGCTCCGCAAAACTTGCGTGAACAGGCAAAGGACGAACCCGAAAAATTGGGATTCAATGTAATTGTAGTCGGCACATCTATCCGTATTCCGAGAATACCGTTTCTCAATTATATTCTCGGTTCAAACCCAATGAAAGGAACGACACAAAATGGCATTTAAAGATTTCAGAACACGCAGGTCATTGCGTTTAGAACTCGAAAATCGAATCGAAACAATTGACCGACGCAACAAGACTATTGAAGAACTTACAGCTAAATGTAACGCTCTGAACAGTAACAGCGAACTTTGGAAAAAGAAAGCAAACACCTGTGAAAGGGTTATAAACGAACTTACCCTTGAAAACGCAGAGCTTATCCGCAAGCTCAAAGCTTATGAATCATCAGAACCCGAAACAATTGGCTTTGAATGTGTGGGGGTGAAGAAATGAGCAATAAAAAAAGTGCCTGCGACACTGTGAATGCCACAAGCACAAAGAACAATAAACCTAATTCAATAATATCCTCTGCAACAGAAAAAATCAAGTTGTGCAACAAAAAAAATCTTAAAGACCATAAATCTAAAGCAATTCTTGAGCCGGTAAAGAAAATGCTCTGC